CTAAGTTAATACATAGGCAAACTGCGGCCCGGCTTTGTATTCAACGGGCGGGAATTTCCGCTGGTTGTTCACGCACGCGCGTAAGGAGGTCGGAAAACTCCTCGTAGCGGGATAATACGGCGCAATGTCGATAATACCGTTGTGCCTCCAAAAGGCCAGCAGGGCCAGCAACAGCAAACCCAGCCGCCCGGATTGACGGCTGGGGCAAATAATCGTTCCCGAATGAAGTTGAGAGGTCTCGCAATCGAAGGTTATTTTGTGCTTCAAGATTCCCGGCATAGGCGCTGATACAAACAATCCGCAGCCATTATTACCCGCACAATCCTGCGCAACGCCCATATCGCAACATCGGGGCGGATGTCGGGGCACGCTGCGTTTTGTTTCAACTCTTTCAAATCGTCGAGGGTCTCGGCGACGGATATTTCGTGCAGCACGTTTGTGTATTGCTCTACCCACTGCATAAGCCCGTCAATTATTTCGGCGGGGGATATATCGTCGTTTGTTTGCTTCATCGTGTATTTGAAGCTGGCGATTTCGTTTGCAATTGTCTGTCTGTTGTAGTCCATAGCGTTAAAATTTTATTTATTGGTGAAACAGTAGCATTTATTCATCGAAGGGTCGAACGTCGAAAATTCGCCATCCTTTTCCCATTCCCGGACGGTATAGCGCCCCTTCGGAAGATACCCTGCCCGGCGGACAGCCTCGGCCTCGGTGGGGAATGTCCCCAACCGATAGCCGCCGTATGTCAGTTCGTAGATCATAGTTCGGTATTGTTGGACAACGTACATAAATTTTCCGTCATGGACATCACGGCCAACTTCATTACCTCGTCTTGCGCTTTGCCTAATGCGCTGTCAAATTCACTGTTCACCTCATTGACCGCCGAGCCGCCGTAATCCATTTCGGTAACTTCCGCCGCCTCGCCGCAGAGGTCCGATAATTTGATATAGATAGCCAGGTATCCGGCGGTCATCGGGCTTAATTTTACGTTTTTCAAATCTTCGATAGTCATGATTTTATAGTTTTAATCGGTTAGTTCAACATTAATTGCAAGGCTTCGGCGATCTCCGGACACTCCCGGCCCGCCCAATCCCATACGGCGGGGACTTCTGTAAATTCGCTCATCTCGTCGTTGCACAACCGGGCCGAATAGTCAACGAATATCGTGTACCCCTTGTGGGTAATTTCGAAACCTTCGCTTACGCCGTCGCAGTTGAAGGTGATGTAATCGGCCGCCTTGCGGGCCATTGTCCGAATGTCGGACCGGGTTAATTGTTCATTCATTGTTTTATCGAGGTTTTGCGAGAATCTCGCTATTTTTCAATTTCCGTAATAGGTGTTGAGGGGCGGTACGCCCCCGGTTATCGTTAGTCTCCGTAATACGTTCTGCTGTTGCCGTAGTAGTCGGCCGGAACATTTGCCAGCGGATGCCATTCCGCAACCTTCGATTCCTCCATCGGGCGGTTCTCGATTATCGCCGTCATGACCGCCAGCTTCTCGTTACGCCAAGCCTTGCGCAGGCAGGCCGAAAAGGTCATCGAAGCGTTGGCACGTTTCAGATACCAGGCGTTGCGCATGATCTTCGATTTGTTGTAGCGGGTGCGGGTGGTTGTCATAACATTTATAGTTATTGATTTTATTTCTTGATGCAAATATAAAGCTATAAATTTAATTATGCAAATAAAAAATAAAGTTTTTACTATTATTTTTGCAGAAAAATAAAGTTATAGCTACATTTGTACCAGTACCAAAGATTTAAAGCTATGGATATAAAGAGAACAATAAAGGCTAACGGCCTAACTGTTAAAGAAGTGGCCGAAAAAATGGGAATTACGCCCGTCGGACTTAGCCAGCATATTAATGGGAATCCAAGTGTAGAAGTGCTTGAGCGTATTGCCGCCGCTATTGGTTGTAACGTGGGTGATTTTTTCGCCCCTCAACCGACAAACACAATCACCTGCCCGCATTGCGGCAAACTTATCAAAGTAGAAAAAGGGGAATAACCTCAAACATCTGCATCATGGAACAAGAATTGATACTATACAATTCAGCCGACGGAAAAAGTAGTGTTTCATTACTGGCCCGCGACGGATCGGTCTGGCTCAATCAAATGCAGTTGGCCGAACTTTTTGCCACCTCGGTCCCCAACATTAGCCAGCACATAAACAACATACTAAAAGACAAAGAATTAACCGCCGATTCAGTTATTAAGAATTACTTAACAACTGCCACAGATGGCAAGCCCTACCAAGTTAAATTCTATTCATTGGAAATGATTTTAGCGGTAGGGTTTCGCGTTCGATCTATCCGCGGCGTGCAGTTCCGCCAATGGGCAAACCGCAATCTTGCCGAATACCTGCGTAAAGGGTTCGTAATTGACGATGAGCGATTGAAAAATCCCGACGGCCGCCCGGATCATTTCGACGAACTTCTCGCCCGTATTCGCGATATTCGAGCCTCGGAAAAGCGATTTTATCAAAAGGTGCGCGACCTGTTTGCCCTGAGTAATGACTATGACAAAACAGACAAAGCGACGCAAATGTTTTATGCCGAAACCCAAAACAAACTATTGTATGCTGTAACGGGTCAGACATCCGCGGAGATCGTAATGACACGAGCCGATGCAGATGCTCCGAATATGGGGCTGACTTCTTGGAAAGGGGCGGTAGTGCGCAAACAAGATGTCATTATTGCCAAAAATTATTTGACACACGACGAATTGGATTCTTTGAATCGACTGGTCGTTATCTTCTTAGAAACAGCTGAATTCAGAGCCAAAAACCGAAAAGACCTCACAATGAATTTTTGGCGTGAAAACGTCGATAAAATTCTGCTTTCCAACGACCAACGCTTGTTATCTAACGCTGGAATGGTCCGTAAAGAGCACAAAGACAAATTCGCTTATCAGGTTTACGAAGAATTCAATGCACGCCGCAAACGCAAAGAAGCTATTGAGGCAGACCGTGAGGATATGGAACAACTGAAAGAACTGGAAAACGAAATAAAAAACCGTCCTATATGAATTCTAAAACCTATCAAATAGACGCCCAAAGCCTCAAACAAGCGCACGCCCTTTTCGAATCGGGGGACATCGACCGTATAGAGGTCGGAACCGTGGCCGGGCTTTGTGAGATTCACCGCTATCTGTTCGGTGGGTTGTATGACTTTGCCGGAAAGATTCGGACGCTGAACATCGCAAAGGGGGGCTTTCGCTTTGCAAATTGCCTTTATCTGGGTGCGATCCTCCCGGTGATCGAGCAGATGCCGGAAACGACCTTCGAGGAGATCATCGCAAAATATGTCGAAATGAACATCGCACACCCGTTCATGGAGGGCAACGGCCGGGCCACCCGGATATGGCTCGATATGATGCTGAAAAAGCGTCTCCGGCGAGTTGTGGACTGGCAGAAGGTAGACAAAGATTTATACCTTCAGGCGATGGAACGCAGTCCAATAAATGACCTTGAATTACGCGCGCTGCTCAGCCAGGCATTAACCGACCGCACGGATGATCGGGAAGTTATTTTCAAGGGAATCGAACAGTCGTACTATTACGAAGGATACGAGGGATAAATCTTAACAATACCGACTTATGGAACTGCAACCCATCCAAAGCAAGATTTACGAAATACGAGGCCAGCGGGTAATGCTGGACTTCGACCTGGCCGAACTCTACCAAGTGGAGACAAAGCGGCTGAAAGAGGCCGTAAGGCGCAATATCGAGCGTTTCGAGGGCGACGATTTTATGTTTGTACTCTCGGAAAAAGAATATGAAATTTTGAGGACGCAAATTGCGACCTCAAGTCTAACATCACAAAATGCGTCCTCAAATTGGGGTGGTCGTCGCTATATGCCATTTGCTTTTACGGAAATGGGTGTCGCAATGCTTTCGAGCGTCCTGCGTAGCGAGACGGCTATACGGGTAAATAGGGCCATTATGCGGGCTTTCGTAGCGATGCGCAACTACATCACCACCACAACCCAAATCACGGCAGAATTGGCCGAAATCCGGGCAAAACTGGCATTACTGGAACGAGCTGATGCAGACAATGCCGAAGCGGTCAGCGATCTGTCGGAGGATATGCGCAAGGAACTCGATAACATCTACCAAGCCATCGCAGCATTGTCGATCAAAGTGCCACAAGCCCGCAAGCCCTCCCAGCCGATAGGGTTCAAGCCGACAACAAAGAAATAGCCGATTTGGCGACGCTTGCTCTTTGGAGGGTATATGCTTCACCCGTTAGGAGATCGTCGAAATTTAGGCATTCCAGAACGCAAATACGCTCGATAAAAGACAAAGAGAGCCGGAGTAATTCCCGGCTCTCGTCATTTCGTCGTTATTCGGTAGCGTACATCATCACATGCAGCATGCCCCGTCATTCCTTTACTGCTACTGTCATTTTGCCGATAGACTGGATGATTTTGGCAGCTTCGGGGTCGAGGACCACGGAAATAGGCTGTGTTGCGGCCGTTATCTCCTTGCCGTTGGTCGTCACATCCTGGCGGTCGGCAAGATGAAGGACACGGGCAACGATTCCCGAATCGTACTGCCCGCACAATGCCCCCTCCAATTGGTCTGCTTCGATTGCCTCACGCACATACATAAGGATGTCAGAAAACTCCTCCCTTGACTCATATTCATAGAAATTCTGCCTGCTAAACCCTGCAAATCGGCAGAATCCCACCAATGTCAGGGGACGTTGTGTTGAAACGGGAATTATTTTCCCTGCTGAAACCTTGTTGATGTAAACCGGATTCTCTTTTGCCCATTCGACGTATTCCTCAAACTTGGCTTCAAGGGCTTCGGGGGTATATGCACGAGGGCGGCCCACTTTGCGGGCTGTTCCCGTACGCTTTATTTCATTCTTCATATAGATTAATGGTTAATAAATTAGGCCGACTTTGCTTTCTGGGAGACCGCCACCTGTCGGCGTACGGCATCGTTCTCCCGAATTCCCAGAATGACAGGATTGTAATTAATTTTCTCGGTTCCCGTGTTTTCGGGAGCGGAGATAGACAGATACAGATCGCCGTCCTCCTCGTACAGATCGACATAAAGACGGGAATCGTAATCGACGATATAGGGCGTTCCGTTCGATGTTATGGTATACGCTGTGCCGTTAATGCCGTCCGCTTCTGCGACCCATTGGCTGTCTTCATTCTTGCCGTCCAAGCGCAGATAATACGTTACTGCCACCACTCCGTCCACTTTCAGTTTCAGCAATTGGCAGTCGCAGATGTTGTTTTCGCCTGTTTCTACCGAATATATGGCGAATATCTGCCCGAATTGGGCTATATACACCGGCTTCGTGTAGTCGAGGTTGTAGAGATCGAGAGCTGTGAGTTTTGCCCGTATGGTGATGATTCGCAGGCGGTCAACGACTTTCTGATAGGAAGCGTATCGGGTCTTTACGATACCTTCCTCGCCGCCGAACTTCATCCACGGATCGAATACGCCAATACATCGGGCAATGCCCGACATAAACGCTCCCCGCCCCGATAATATCCGTGGCGAACACTCCGAATAAGTGATATTCTCCTTGTCTTCTGTACTGTGATCCTCGTAGATCGGCACCAATGCACAATTCACCTCGTTTGTAGTTGCGTTCTCCGACGCCGAGAAAGGCAGCGACACAAGTTCCGTTTCTTTCTCGATGTTCTCGTTTCGAATCGTGATGGTTCCGTATGTGTCGGTCTTTACATCGTCGTCATTATCATAGTCGAGGATGTTGCTTTGGGCGAGGTCATCGATGGTGAAAATCGATGCGTCGGGCATATCCACCCGGTGAAAATCGTTCAGTATTACCCGGTCGCTCCAGTCGATGATGTCGTTATTCTGAACATTGGCGATTATGTCATCGATGCTTATCAGCTTGATCGTGTTAGGGCTGTCCTTGTCCGCATAGGCGAATAACCCGTTCATGGACATCAGGGCGAGGATAAAATCGCCCTGGGAAATGTCGGGGAGATTGGGGGCGACGGGGAATCTTGTAGGGAACGCACAATCGGTCCAATTTGCCCAAATATTTACTGTTAATGGAGTTGAATATGGGTTTGATATATATATTTCACCTGCTGGATCTTCATAATGAAGTAAAATTTCGGTGTTTTCTATTAACGGATAAGTTATATCAAGCGGCACAAAATTGAATCTATATACATTAACTCCATCACCAGTAGAGCCAACCAGTTCTACATTGTATGATGTACCTAATATTGTGGATTTTACTATTTCGGAATTACCATCCAATTCAGTAAGCATTATATGCATCTCCTTGGGATCTCCCCATTCTGGCGGCCTATGTGTAAAATATCCATATGCTCCTGTTCCATTACTCGGTTTAATCGTAATATGTACTGATAAATCCGTTTTATTAAATTTTGTAGTACAAGATCCATATGCTATCTCATGCGGGTCTTTGATTATATTACCCCGGCCTAATACACCGTATATTTGATTCTTAAAATTTGTGCTATTAGCCGTAAATCGCAATGCTTCTGCCTCATTCGATATTTCATCCCCATTTTTTGATACAAGCGGAATAATAGGCCCAAGATTCTTGCTGTATGCCAACCGATCCTTTCCGTCAATGGCAATTCCGTTATACTTTTCGATAGCCGAAAGAATTGTTTTCACCTGCACGGACGGGTGCAAATACTTGGGGTTCCACAACCCCATTCCGAAATTCACGCCCCAAAACGCTACACCGGGGTATTCATTGGTCGTATTTCCTTCTAAAATGGTCGTGTTTTCGTTCCAGTCGATGCGCTCCGCTTCGAGTTCTTCCAGTTGCGGCCCCAAATCCCGCAGGCCGTTATCAAACAGAGGCTGAAAGTTATCCACGTTGCCCCACGTAAGCGTTACATTGATCGTATCCGCAATATCCGTTACCACGGCGAACCCCTGCGTGAACAGTGGCACCCCGTCCTGGTACAATGCCGCCGGGAGGCGCACATACGGAGCGTCGGCATCCACATCCGGACGGGCTGCCTGACCTATAGCCCGCATATTGGCAGGCGTAGGCGGCAGCGCAACATTGTAGGAACGGTTCGACTGGATGCTGTCGAGGCTCGAAAATATTGGGCTTTGATAGAGCAGGGTTACGACTTCGTCACTCGACAGGTCGCACAAAATATCATTGATATAAAGTTCGTAGGTCGTCATATGTAGTTATTTTTCTAATATTTGATTTAACAATTAAAATTCCGGAGCGTTTAAGTATTAGCTCCTCTTGCTTCCGTTCGTACTCTTCGCACCTGCGCCGGGTACGCTCCAGCAACTCTACAAGTTCTTTCTTATTCAATCCTACTGTCAGCGTGCTGTCGTCCCGCTGGCCACCCCTTCGTTTTTCTTTAGGTATTTTCATGCGCTTAAATCGCAAACACTCTTAAAACGGTTCGCCGTCCGTTGAGGGGTTCGCCGTGCTTTCATAGTCCGCAATCCGTGTAATACTTTCGTTGTGCCGGAAAATCACGCACCCTGTCGCCCCCTCCCGGTTCTTGGCGATATGCAGCAGCCCGACGCCCTCGGCCGGAATGGTCCCGTATCGCCCCGCGTCTATCTCGGCCCGGCCGTACATTGCCGGGCGGTCGATAAATAGCACCATATCGGCGTCCTGCTCGATGGCGCCAGATTCCCGGAGGTCCGAAAGCATCGGGGTTTTATCGGTTCGTTCCTCTATTTTGCGCGACAACTGCGACAACAAAATGACGGGCACATCGAGTTCCTTCGCGAGCAGTTTGGCCGAACGGCTGGCGGCGGCGATCTCCCGCTCGCGGGTGCTGTTCGTGTTCCGGCTTGCCGTGTCGAGCAGTTGCAGATAGTCGATAATGACCATCCCGCACCGCCCCCGGCGGGCCATAGCCTTACATTGCGAGCGTATAGTCCCCATCGTAATATTAGCACAATCACTGAAGTAGACAGGCAGCGCGGAAAGTTCCGCGGCGGCTTGTTCGAGCCTGCGCCAGCTGTCGGCGTCTATATCGCCCGTTCGGAACGATCCGGAGTTAACTCCCGAACCTCCTACCAACATTCGCCCGGCCAACTGTGTATCGGGCATCTCCAGCGAAAACACGCACACCGGAACCCCGGAAGCCGCTGCGGCGTGGGAGAAATGGAGCATTACGGCCGATTTGCCCATACCGGGACGGCCAGCCAATACCACGAGCTGGCCGCCCCTCCAGCCGCCCGTCAGCGCGTCGAGCCGTTGTAAGCCCGTAGGAATGCCGATACACTCGCCCGCCTGTCTTGCCTGCTGTCTCCGTTCGAGATTGTCGAGGGTGGCCCGCACGACCTCCGAAAGCGGCGTAATATCGTCGGCGTGTACCGTTGCGGCGGCTATGGCGGTTATTTCTGTTGTCGCCCAATCCAAAACGCCCGAGGGATCGGAGGCCGCCCGTACTGCGAGTTCATGGCCGAATAGACACAACCGGCGGCGGGTCTCCGTGTCTTTGAGCTGCCGGGCGTGGTCGAGGACATTTACCCCCGAGCCGACGGCCTGCGTGAGCTTTGCCAGGTAGGCCGCCGGGTTGCCTAACCCCTCAACGGTTTTACAGCGCTGCGTAAGCGTGTAGAGGTCGATTTTGACGCCTTCCGCGAGCATCGAGAGCATCATGCCGTAGATTTTGCCGTGTATCGGGGTCTGGAATGCCGAAATTTCGATCATCTCCGCCGTGTCGGGTAAATACTCCGGTTCGAGAATCAATGCGCCCAAAACGGCTCTTTCGAGTTCGGGTGATTCCGGCAACACCAAATCGGCCGCCGGCCGGTTATAGGAAATTTGTTTTTCGCGTTTCATAGGTAGTTTGTTTTTGGGTTGTGGTGTTAAACTCGGATTTGCGGCGCATCCAGTTTCGGGCGGCGGCTTTCCAATCTTTCATCGGGGATTTACCGGATATTCTCCAGCCGTTAGCCTCGAAGTGATCGTAAAAACATTCCGAATCCTTATCGCTTCCTTTGATCGTCAAAAAATATTCTCTCACATTTTCGATCGCGGGGACGACAAACGCGCTGCGTTTGGTAGTCCCGTTGCGCGGCTTGTCCGCGCTTTCTTCACTCTCGATAGAGAGTTTCTTTATATCTTCTTTACTCTTATCTTCTATTATCTTATTGCTATAAGGAATGCTATTGGGTATGCTATTGGGTATACTATTTTCGGCCTTATTCATCCACCGTTTTTCCGCCCCCTTTTTGCCGCCGTCCGATTTCTTTTTACGCCGTTCATCCATCGGCTGCATACGATTCAGCAAGCCTTTGGAAAAGAATATTTTATCCTCAACGATTGTAAACAGTCCAAAATCAAACACGACGCGCCGCATTAATTCCGGGGTTGTGTAATACTTATGCGCTACGATAGGAATATTTGCCAATGGGTAAGTATAGCCGGGCTGCGCCCGCAAGGTCTCTAAAAGCGCCCAAAATATTCCGTATCCCTCCATTCCCATTACCGAAATAAGACGCTCGCATTTCGGGTCGTCTTTGGCGTTATATTCGTGTGGGAAATAGTACGTATCCCGCTTATTCATCGCGCACCTCCTTTCCGGATGAAATACCGCTTGAAACGGCCGCCGTGCTCCGCCCTTATCCATTCGTCGGATATTGCGATACCCTTGTGCCGTAAATCCCGAATAAGGGCCCGGGGATCGGACAACCTTAGCGCCGCGGAAATATCCGCTACCGAATGGCGCCCACCCTGCAACAGGAAATTATACACCCGCCGTTGATGGCGACCAAACGAAATTTGCATATCATTCCCGGATTGTGTATATTTGTCTGCGCTGTTATTTGCCCCTGCGTGCTCGCTCCGAGTGCCGGGGGCTTGCTCTATCTGTCTCATAAGGCCCGGCGGTTATTTACGGTTGGCACTTTCGGCGATAGCCTCGGCGGCTTCGCGGTGACGTTTGGCCGGGTCCTCGATTTGGTTCTGAACCCAAACCGTCAACTCTTTGCGGCTGAACAACAGACGCCGCCGCACTTTCTTATACGGAATCCGCTTATAATAGGCCAAATTATACAGATTACTGGGCGTAGTAGGGTATCCCAGCCCCTCCAAGAAATTAATTGCAGCTTCGAGCGTTAGCGCGTCCGCCGCTTCCTCCGCCGGGGATTTATAGTTCGCCAGCTCCGGGATAATGGTGCGCACCGCTGCGTAAATGCACCCCTCCAATTCTTCGCGGGTCGTCAAAATGATTTTGTTTGCTCCCGCCTTTACTGTCTCTTGCATCATGACAAGATTAATTTTAATTGTTAAAAAAATGTTGCGTTCGGACTATTCCGTAACCGCATTGCAAAGGTGGGAAATGCGGGGGCCTATTGTTATGAAATAATTATTTGTTCATATTTATTCATATTTTGTAGCATTGATTACCAAACACTTACAACGCATAGTCTTTCACACACAAAACAAAAAAAAGAATGCCGTAAAGCATTCTTTCGTATGGTGGCGATTATGAATTTAACCCTCTTGGTCCCTGAGCAAAAAACGATCAACAACGTTGCTATATGCGGGCATATTATTGATTGCTGCTTTTAAGAAATCATATAGCGATTTCACCTTTTTGTCCAAACTGCCGCCAATTATAAGCCCGTCACGCTGCATTTGGCGTATCTCATCCACGACCGCCTGCGCTTTATCCCCCGATGCCGCATTAATTGCGGCCCGTACACGACTAATCACAGCCGCACTATCTCCGGCTATTATCTCCGAAATACTCGCTTTTTTCCGTCCGGCCTTATTCCCCGGTTTAATAAGTAGAGCCATAGCCACCAACGCGTCGGCGATTGTAAACATATAACCCGCATAGTGTCCCATTTTGAGCAAAAGTGACGCGTCGAATATGGCCGTATTTCTATATTTTGCCCGGCATTTTCCGAACATTTTTAGCAGCCCCGCTCGTCGGTCTGCAATGGATTGTGTACCGTATGCGGCCATCCGGTCCAAAAACTGCCTGCCCTCCGCCTCCCCTTGTGCATAGCCGTCTAAATACATTCGCCGGAACGTTGCCCAGTGCTCTCTGATAAATGGATCATCGCCCGCCCTATTTCCGAAAAACAGGACGGCAATACACGGATACCCCGCGAATGCGTCGGGGAGTCCGGTCCTTTGGAATGTCAAATTAGGGACTTTATTATACGCTTCATCGTCGGGCAAATCAAACCACCGCGTAAGACTGCCTAAATTATTGATGTCGTTATAAACACTAAACATCACGTTTCCAGGGGTATTGCCCGTGCATAGAGGTAACGATTCATAATACTGTTGCAGCTTATCCATATCCCTAAAATTTCGTTAACAATTCCGCATTCTTCTGCCGTTCCTCCCTCTCGAAGCTGGCCAGGTAATTTTCGGTCGTTTTGAGGTCCTGATGCCCGAGACTTTCCGAGATGTAGGCAATATTGGTTCCTGCCCGTTTCAACACCGTGGCGAACGAATGCCGGGCAGTATAGGTCGAGATATTGCCGATCCCGAGCTGTTCGCCCACCTCCTTCATACGCTTATTGATCGCACGGGTGAAATACATCGTTTTATGCTTCCGCCGCATTGCATCCTCCTGTCCGTCGAGGATCGGAAAAATAAAGTTATCGGGGCGAAAGGGGTTGCCCCAGCGGTTGATTATTGCCTGCATCCGCGCCGTGACAACGACCCGGATTTCCTTGCGGGTCTTGGTCGTGCGCTCGGTCTTTTGCCGAACGAAGCATATTTCACCGCTCACGATGTCCCGATACCTCAACTTCACGAAATCGGCAACGTTGATCCCGTTGCACAAGTAGAGGAACAGCCAATAATCGCGGTATTTGGCCGTTGCCTCGGTTCCGTCCTCATAATTGGCTATCTGCCCTATTTGCTCCAGCGTGAGGGCCAATTTGCGGCCCTCGCCCTCCTGTATTTCGTATTTACCCTTACCGAATGGATATTGCGCCTCCTTGATAACCCCAGCCCGCTTGGCGTCGTTGATAATTACCCGGATATGCCGCATATGTATAGCGACCGTCGTTTGCCGCTTTTCCTCCGACAAGAGGAACCCCGCGTATTTTCTTAACCACGTCGGCGTGATTGAATCGAATGCAATGCGAGAACCTGCAAAGCGTTCTATTCCGAGCAATGCCCCGTGGTATGCGGATGCACTACCGACGCGCCCCACCTTTTCCAGTTCGTTAATCTTTGCCCGGAATGCCGTATTTACCGTGTCCGTTGTCGCCCCTTTCAAGCGGGTGTTAAGATTGCCAAGTGTAAAAGCCCCCGACGTGGCCAGCTCCTCCACAGCCGCCCGCACTATTTGGTAGCTGCTTTCGATGTCCTTGCGAACCGCTACGAGTGCGCGAGCCTTTGTCGTTGGTAGCATCTCCCACTCCTCCGGGGTCAGGTCTTTGCCCGTGGTATAGTAGCATAATTTCCGGCGATAGGTTACACGAATACGCACAGGGAATAAGCCGTTTTTCTTGGGGTGACTTGTATCGATTACGGGGGCAACGGTTATCCCGTCTTTCGAGTAGTGCATCTGTTTATAAATTTGAGTTCGGGTAAACAATTTCGAAACAAATATACATATTTATATGAAATCGACAAAAATACAATGAAATAAAATAACTATATTTACAGCTGAAATACAGATATTTATAAGACAAAATAAAAATTACCAAAAATCGACAAAACCCGATTTGCTACGATTCATAATCATGAGGTCCCGAGTTCAAGTCTCGGACCCGCTACGGAAGGGGTTAGATTGCAAAATCCGACCCCTATTTTTATGCCCTATAAAATAGTTAAATACCTTATAATCAGCAAATAATCAAAATTGCCATATTTTAAGATATTTTAATAATCATTCAAAATCGGGGCATTTTAGGGGTTCGTTGGAATACCGGGCAAAATCTGAAAATCTCGGTATTCCAGACTTGTAATGAAAAGTATTCCAGCAGGTTATAAAACGATCTGCTGATTATGGTTGAAATATTACGAATCACTTATTATCTCTATGAATTTAAGCGTACAAAGCAAGGGGAGGTCCCTATCTATTGCAAGCTGACTACTGACGGGATTAATCGTCAGCAATTCTCTACCCGGCTGTATATCAGACCTGAAATTTGGGACAAA